GGTAACGAAACTACGCAAGTATTAACAGTGCCAGCAGGACAAATCGACCCAGCTACTCAGCCTTCTACAGGTGCAGCAGGAGGGATTGCAATCAGAATTGGTCAAACAATTATGATTTCTGATGAAACTGCAGCGTCAACTTTTAGTAACAAAGCAGTTGTAACAAATGTAAATTATGCTACTAGAGCAATTACTGTTGCATATTACGAAGCTACTCAAGCTGCTTATGCTAATGCTTCAACAGTATCTATATTTGTATATGGGTCTGAATTCAGAAAAGGAACTCCTACAATGGCAGAAACTTTAATTTCTGATGACTCTATATTCAGTAATTCACCAATTATCCTAAAAGACACTTACAGTATTGCAGGTTCTGATATGGCTCAAATTGGATGGATTGAGATATCTGGAGAAGATGGAGCTAATGGATACTTATGGTATTTAAAGTCTGAACACGACACAAGATTACGTTTTGATGACTACTTAGAAACAGCAATGATTGAAGCAGTACCAGCGGTAGCAGGTTCTGGAGCAGCAGCTGCGGTTTCACCAGTAGGAAACAAGGGTACTGAAGGTGTATTCCACGTTGTTGGAACAAGAGGTAATGTATGGTCTGGAGGTAATCCAGTTGCATTAGGTGAGTTTGACTTAATTATCGAAAGATTAGATAAGCAAGGTTCTATTGAAGAAAATGTTATTTTCTTAAACAGAAACTTTGGTTTTGATATTGACGATATGTTAGCTTCTCAAAATTCATATGGTGCCAATGGTACTTCATACGGATTATTTGACAATGATGAGGAAATGGCGTTAAACTTAGGTTTCAGAGGATTCCGTAGAGGATATGATTTCTACAAGTCTGACTGGAAATACTTAAATGACCCAACAATGAGAGGTGGTTTAGTTGGTGGAACTATTAATGGATTAATGGTACCAGCAGGTTCAACTACTGTATATGACCAAGTTTTAGGTAAAAATGCTAAGAGACCATTCTTACACGTTAGATATAGAGCTTCAGAAACTGAAGACAGAAGATATAAAACGTGGATTACTGGAGGAGCAGGAGGAGCTACTACAAGTGGCGATGACGTGATGAACGTTAACTTCTTATCTGAAAGATGTGTATGTACTTTAGGTGCTAACAACTTCTTCTTATTCAAGTCGTAAGGAGGTAATTACTAAGGGGAGGGGTTCGCTCCTCCCTTTTTTTTTAATCAAATTAAATTAAATATAATGAAAAAGAAAATTTTAAAAAACGAAACGTATGTATTGATGGATGGTAATGCACCACTGTCATTTATGCTAGCATCTCATCATAACAAAAGAAACTCTCTTTTATATTGGGATGAAGAAAAACAACAAAACAGAGAACTCTGTTATTCAAAAAATCAAAAATCAATTTTTGCAGACGAACAAGATGGTAATAAAGTATTAGAGCCTATTGTCTTCGAAGATGGATTTTTAAACGTACCTAAAAACAATCCTAATTTACAAATGTTTTTAGAGTTTCACCCTGGATATGAAAGAGTATTTAGAAAAGTAGATACTGAGTCTGATGCACGAGAAGATGTTGAAGTTTTAAATGCTCAAGTAGATGCATTGGTTGAAGCTAGGTCATTAGAAATAGAACAGTTAGAACAAGTTTCTAAAGTATTATTTGGTATTGATGTCTCAAAGGTTTCAACAGCTGAATTAAAACGTGATGTTTTAGTATATGCTAAAAACGACCCAGAAGGATTTTTATCAGTACTTAAAGACCCTATGTTAAAACTACAAGCTAAAGTTCAAACATTTTTTGATAATGGCTTCTTAGTTCAAAAAGGTAAAGACGTACACTTTAATACCAAGTCTAATAAAAAAAGAATGCTTACAGTACCTTTTGGTGAAGAAACTAATTATATTGTATCCTCTTATTTTAAATCTGACGAAGGTATAGAGTCGTTAAAGCTTTTAGAATCCAAAGAGAAAATTTCTAAAAAATAACACTAGAAGAGACTACTCAAAGTAGTCTCTTTTTTTTGCTTATCTTTGTTCTTTAATAATTAATATAAATAAAGATATGGCAAAATATATTTCATTTGGTGAGTCTTTAGTTGTGGATTCAGGAGTCCAGACTATTGTAGCGCCAGCAACAGGTACAGCGAATGCTGATGGTATTGTAACTGGAACGCAAACTGCGTCTACAGGTACAACAATAACTGTTACTGGAGGAACCTTTCAATCTTCTGGGATATTGGCAAATGATATTGTTGCCGATACTACTGCAGGTACTTTAGTAGGAACTGTATCAGTAGTAACTGATAATAATAATTTACAAATTACTGGCGGAACTTTTACTAATGGTAATAACTTTAGTATAGTAAGACCTAATGTATTGTTTGATTCTGCAGGTAATTTTACTAGTTTAGGTGTAGCGATAGGAGATACAGTAACTAATACTGTAACATCTGCAACTGCAACTGTAACTGCATTAAACTCTAACAACCCTTCTGTCCCTTTAGCTGGGCAAGCATTAACTTTAAGTGCTGACCTATTTACTGGTGCTTATGCAGACATAGATGACGCATACACTGTTTCTGCTCCAGCTGACCAATTATTTGATAATGGTCAAAACTTTTTAACTACAGTAGCTGTAAAAGATGAAGTGATAAATACTGGAGCTAGCCCAGACACAAGTGCTAGAGTTATAGAAGTTCTTGGTGACTTTAGATTAAAATTAAGTGGTAGTATAATGAGTACTGGAGATACATTTAGTATCTATTCAGACACAAGAGCATTACAAAGATTTGTTCCTATATCTGGAATAATGTTTGTAAATCCAGTAGATGATTTAAGTACTGATTTATATATGAGTGGTGATTGGAAAATTACTTTAACTCACGATGCAGTAACACAAAACAATAGTCCAATGGTTGCAGCATTTCAAGATGCTATGCTTAAAGCAGCATCTGGAGCAACTGGAGCTGTAAGAGTTGAGTTACCACCTACAGTTTACATTACTGACATAGCAGTGGCTTAATATAAATTAACTAACTTAAGAAAGAGGCATAAATTTAATGCCTCTTTTTTTTTGTTTATCTTTGTACAAACGATTACAGATGATTAACTCAGTAAGAAATACAGTATTAGCAATATTAAATAAAAACAACTATGGTTATATTGCTCCTAACGATTTTAATTTATATGCTAAACAAGCGCAATTAGATTTATTTGA